GCATTTAATTATTAAAAAATATAAACATGAAAGACATCAAGCAACTAAAAGCTGACCTAGCGGGTCAAGTGGGTGAAAACGCTATATGGGACGGACCGTTAAGCAAGGAAGGTTTTCCAATGGGAGTCGGTAGCAGCAGCGGAATTACTGGTTTGCAAGTATCAAAATATCCTTGTAAATGTGAACCAGGAGTACCAGTAACTGCTAGAGCTAAAGGTTATTAGTATGAACTCTCCGTTTTACAAAACAGGTTTTCCTGAAATAAAAGAGAAAAATAAAGGCAAGTTTACGGCTTGGGCTAAAAAGAACGGTTTTAAAGACGCTTGTTCTGCAGCTTCAGCCGTTATGTCAAGTAAAGATAAATACAGTGACCAGGTTGTTAAAATGGCTAATTACGCTAAAAACTTCGGTTGCTCAAAAAAGTAAGTTATGACAAAGTTTTCAGAAAAGCATATGGCTTCATCGCCTGTGAAACAGATCGCTAAAGACAGGGTTGGTAGGTTGAGAGCTAGAGCTCAACGTAGATCAGAAAGATCTGGCGAGACTGGTGGTTACGACTATGAAGATCCTAAAGTTTTAAAGCTTTTAAATAAAGCTAGTAAAATAGAAAAAAGAAATAAAATTTTAGATTCTGGTTTTGTAGAAGGCGGAATGCGCGCAGGTTCTAAGTTTGGCGAAGATCCTAGAATTGGTGAAAGCTATGAAAGACCAGATGTTGACAATAGAAGTGGTATAAACTACGGCTCACCACTAAAAGGCGCTTATGCTGCTGGCGGCGGTGGTGGTAAATATAAATCTATATTACCGCATATACAAGAACTTAATGCTGCTATATCTTCTAATGTAAGACAAATCCTTGAAGATCGTCAAGATCCAGAAAAAGAAGCTGAAAGATTACAAAATAGAGTAGATAGAAGAAACCAAAGACAAGTTAAAAAAGGAAAAGGTAGTTATGATGATCAAGGTAACTATTCTTCTACAGACAACACCTCTGAATTTGAAAAGAAAACATCTGAAATAATAGCACGTCAAAAAAACAAGCAAAACCAAGCTGATAAAAAACAAAAAGATACGGATCCGTGTATAGATACTGTTTCTGGAAAAAGACTTAAAGCTGGAACTATAAAAGAAATAAAAACTGACTCTGGAAAACATCAAATATATTGTTAATTATGGAAAAAGGACATTTCGGAAAATACACAGGAAACGCTAGATGCTGTATGAATCACGCTCATACAAAAGTAACTGCTAGCAACTACAAAGCTACAGAGCGTGATGATGCTGCTCATATTGATTATTTAAAGCAAGATGTCAAGTATGATGCCACTCATGGGCATAGCGATGCTAATATGACTGCAGATGAAAAACATATCTCTAAGCTTGCTGGGGATATGAAATACGATAAAAAACACAAATCACCGGCAGCTAAGCACTGCTTTTAATTTATAAAATATGGAAAGCACAAAACAAGAAGAATACAACTTAATGCAGGACATGCCTATAGACGACAAGGGTTCTGCTATGATGAAAAAAGGATGCTCTGCAGCAAACTATGGATCACCAATGAAAATGGGTGGTTCTTGGATGTCTAAGCATTGTAAATCAGCTATCAACTATGGATCGCCAATGCATCAAGATATAGATCCTAAAAGCGGTAAAAAGCACACTGGTAAAAAAGTAAAAGTGGTAACGTCTCAAGGCGTAGAAAGAGAAATAGACACTAGAAGTGCATACTATAAATCTCTACAACAACGTAAAAAAAATAAACAAGAAGAAACTGATGTTGTATTAGATAAATCAGGTACAACTTACACTGGTTTAAGAAAAAAATAAACAGATTAGGACTGTACAAACCTAGCCAAACATAAACATTAACAAAAACAAAAACAAAAACAAAATGGCAAAATTTATTAAATTTAACATTACTGGAAACGCTTCTCAATTTGAAAATGGAGAGTTATTAGTCAATGTCGATCAAATCGGAAAAGTAGAACAAACAGCAGCTCAAACTTTAGTTGTAACATTTGCTCCTGGAGCTTCTGGAGTAGCTTCGTTAACTTTAACAGCTTCTACTGTTGCTGATTCTGCTAGCCCAGCGAATCCAGTGTATGCAACTGGAGCTCCATTAAAGCAAGCTGTAAACAAAGCTTTAACAGCTAATCCAGGCGGAGTAAAAGCTTCTGTTCAAGCTCCAAATGATGACGCAAAAGCTACAGTTTACTTTGTAGATTACGCATTCGCATAATTATGAAATCAACAGGTTTAGGAGACGATATAGAAAAGTTTACTAAAGCTACTGGTATTAAAAAAGTAGTAGACACAATGAGCAAGGGGTTAAATATCCCTTGCGGTTGTGCTGCTAGAAAAGGAGCATTAAATAAAATGTTTCCATACAAAAACTAATATGGCTTTTAAATTAAACAACCCGCCTTACACAGTAGACAACACGCCTATATACAATATTGATATGGAAGACGGTGTTATGGGGAAAGCCAACAACAACGGGAGCATAGTTTTAAACAAAGACATGGATCCTAGTAAGTGTGAAGAAGTTATAGCACACGAAAAAATACACCTTGAACAAATGAAACGTGGTGATTTAGACTACGACGACAAATACGTTTATTGGAAAGGTAAAAAATATTCACGCGCTGATATGCAAGAAGGGGCTAAAAATCTGCCTTGGGAAGCTGAAGCATATAGAAGATCTTAACTATGAGTTCACCATTTAATAAAAAATTTAACGAAAAAAATCCATTGAATCCATCTAGCTACAGTGTTAGATTAGATTCTAGCAAACTAGACGATATATCAAAAGCTATAGAGGATTTTTCTGGATATGAAGGAAGTGATAAATACAAAGAATCTTTAAAAGGTGAAGGTCCAAGATCTTACACGCCAAGTTCTTTTACAGAAGAAGGGTCTGACAGAAAATATCCTTATCTAAGTTCTAGGTTTTTAATAAATCCAGAGATTCAAGATTTTCAAGAATTAACTGAATTAGAAAAACAAGATTTATACAATAGAGACAAAGATAGCACGGTAAGAGAAGATTTAAGAACTTTACAACAAAACAGAGCTAGTAGAGGTATTTCAGGAAATACTAAAATGCTTGAAGCTTATGAAAAAGCAGCTAGATCATCTTCAAAAATTGGTGATAACCTAAGAGAAGCAAGAATGGAAGCAGCGGCTACTGGTAATGAGCAAGTTTTAAGCGATGCTATTTTTGCGGCTCAAGAAAAAATGCGTGAAAATGAAATTTTAAGAAGACGCCCAGCTGTAGACAGAGATGGAAATTACATGGACAATGACCCTAGCTATCAAAATGCTTTAATGATAGATAGATATAACAACGCTAGAAGAGACGCTGAAGCCGCCCAAGACGCTTCAGACTATTATAGAACTTTAAATTATAAATTAAAAAGAGATCAAGATAGATTAAGTCAGTTTGACGAGAGATCTGGAGAATAATATGAAAAAAATATGGCAATGGCTAACCGGAAATGTTATAAAAGAGGTTGGCGATGTAATTGATAAATTAACAACAACTAAAGAAGAAAAGTTAGAAGCACAGCGTCTTATAACAGAAATTCTTGAAAAAGCTGACAAAGAAGCACAAGAGCAGGTTACAGAGCGCTGGAAAGCTGATATGGCTTCTGATAGTAAGCTAGCTAAAAATATACGCCCTATGGTACTTATATATTTAACATTTATATTTACTGTTTGTGCGTTTTTTGATGGTAATGTGGGTGAATTTAAAATAGCCGAAGAATATATACCAATATTTCAAACATTATTAGTTACAGTTTATGGAGCTTATTTTGTAGGAAGAACATGGGAAAAAGCACAAAAAAATAATAAAAATAAATAAAAAAAATGGGACAATACGGAAATCAACCTGATTTTATAACTGAAGTATTATACGAAGGAAGCGGTGATGATAATATTAATTCTAGCACTTTTTTAAACGGCGCTTTAATTTATGTAGGCGATACTGCTAATGGAGATGTTGTTAAAGCAATACCTGTTGGTCGTACTAGAGATGGTCAAGTAACTGGTACTAATATAACAGAAGGCGGAGCTGGTTATACGGCTGGAACCGGTGTAGCTACTACAAATGGCAGTGGCACTGGCTTAACTGTAGACACGACTGTGGTAGCTGGTGAAATAACCGCTATTGCTATAAATAACGCTGGTAAAGGATATAAAATTGGTGATGTGGTAAGAGTAAATGGAGGAACAACTGGTTGCGATTTTACTGTAAATGCAATAAGCAACTTACCAACAGCTCAAGAAGCAATACAGTGTTTTGGTTGCCAAGAAGGTATAGTACTACCTTTTGTTGTTGACTACATTTTAGCAACTGGTACTACAGCTGGAAAACTCGTGGCAGGTAAATAGTTAATATACAAGTGACTATATAAATATAACAATTAAATTAAATTAAATTATGGCTAAAAAAGCAAAAAAAATTACTCAGGAAGAGCTAGACAAAATAGTTAAAGCTCAAAAAGAAATTAACGAAATATTAACTCAAATAGGAGCTGTTGAAACTCAAAAGCACGGTCTTTTGCATAAAATAGCAGAAATTAATCAATTTTTAGAAGAAGCCAAAGCAGATCTAGAAAAGACATACGGACCAGTGTCTATAAACTTAGAAACAGGTGAATATACTAAAATTGAAAAAGAAAAAGAACTAGAAGTAGTTGAGTAATGAACTCGGTAGTTAGAAAAATAAGTATTGGTTCAGACTACAAAAATGATGCAATGCATTATTCTATAGGTCAACAAGTATATGGAGGTCATATTATATCTCATATATTGCTAGACGAAAAAGATAATTCATATAATATACATATAAAAAAGAACAACGAGGTTATGCCATGGAAGAAGTTTAATTCTAACATGGCTATATCTGTTGAATATGATTTAGAATATTAATGAATGCTTTATATGACTTTATTGTAAAGCCAGTAGGTGAAAAATACAATAATACAGTAAAAGTCGGTGGTAAAGATTTAGTAATAAATACTAAAATTGAAAACTGGAAGTTTGTAAATAGGTTAGCTGAAGTTGTTCAAGTACCATCAGAATTTAAAACTAAAATAAATATAGGTGACAAAGTTGTAATACATCAAAATGTATTTAGAACTTTTTACGATATGAAAGGTAAAAAGAAAAAAAGTAGATCTTTTTTAAAAGATAATTACTATCTTTGTGCCTTAGACCAAATATATTTATATAAAAACAACAGGGGTTGGAACTCTATTAATGATAGATGTTTTATACAACCTGTAAAAGATAATCAAGATCTAACGCTAGATAAAGAAAAAAGCCTTGTTGGTATATTAAAATACGGTAATAACTCTTTAGAAGCGCTTAAAATAAACCCAGGAGACGTGGTAGGATTTAAACCAAACGGCGAATGGGAATTTTTAGTAGATAATGAACGTCTTTATTGTATGAAATCTAATGATATTGTAATTAAGTATGAACGTAAAGGAGACGAAGAAAAATATAATCCAAGCTGGGCGCAAAGCGGTTGAAGAGCTAATTAAAGTAGCTAAAGAACCTATTGTAGATTCAGATGATGATATCTCTGCAGACAGACTTAAAAACGCCGCAGCCACAAAAAAACTTGCTATATTCGATGCTTTTGAAATATTAACTAGAATAGAAAACGAGCAAGAGCTGTTAGAAGATAAACCTAAAGAAGTTAAGAAAGAAAAAACTTTTAAAGGGTTTGCAGAAGGGAGGTCTAAATAATGTACGAGCAAACGTTATATAAAGTAATAAATGACTATATAAAACCACATACTATAGCTAAAATGAATAAAGCTAAAAAGTGGAAGTATGGTTACAACGAAGATTATGATCTTATTATCATTAGTAAAACCGGTGAGATAGGTGAAATATACGAAATACAGAATCTTAAAATAGCTTTACCTAAAGCTAAGAACGTAAAAAAATTTGAAGGCAATAAGTGGCAATATACAGAATATCCTAAAGAACTTAAAAAAATAAAGTCTGTGTTCGATTGGGAGGAATACCCAGTAGACTTTAAGGAAAAATGGTATGATTACATCGATAGTGAATTTAATAAAAGAGAACAAGGGTTTTGGTTCTATAATAAGAGTGTGGCTACTTACGTTACTGGCTCTCATTATATGTACTTGCAGTGGAGCAAAATTGACGTTGGGCAGCCAGACTTTAGGGAATCAAACAGATTATTCTTTATATTCTGGGAGGCTTGTAAAGCCGACCCACGATCTTATGGAATGTGTTATCTTAAAAACAGACGTTCCGGATTTTCTTTTATGTCTTCAGCAGAAACCGTTAACGTGGCGACAATTACGTCAGATGCACGGTACGGTATCCTGTCTAAGTCTGGCCCCGATGCTAAGAAAATGTTCACGGACAAGGTTGTACCAATATCAGTCAACTACCCGTTCTTTTTCAAACCAATACAGGACGGTATGGACAGGCCAAAGACAGAACTTGCCTATAGAGTCCCAGCCACCAAGTACACCAGGCGTAAGCTTGAAACCAACGAAAAGCTTCAAGAGCTTGACGGTCTCGACACAACGATTGACTGGAAAAACACAGGGGACAACTCCTACGACGGGGAGAAACTAAAGCTACTAGTCCACGATGAAAGTGGTAAGTGGGAAAGACCTAATAATATATTAAACAATTGGCGGGTTACAAAAACTTGTTTAAGGTTAGGTAGTAGAATTATTGGTAGATGCATGATGGGAAGTACATCAAACTCGCACGATAAAGGAGGTAAAAACTTTAAAAAACTTTATGATGACTCAGATGTTACTCAAAGAAACGCCAATGGACAGACTCGCAGCGGATTATATTCTTTGTTTATACCTATGGAATGGAATTACGAAGGATACATTGACTCTTATGGGCTACCTGTATTCGACACACCAAGTAAACCGGTTGAAGGACCTCAAGGTGAAAAGATAAAAATAGGTGTAATAGAATACTGGGAGAACGAAGTAGAAGGTTTAAAGCAAGATCAAGACGCGTTAAATGAATTTTACAGACAGTTTCCACGCACCGAAAAGCACGCGTTTAGAGATGAAACAAAAGAATCTTTATTTAATCTTACTAAAATATACGAGCAAATAGATTTTAATGAAGATATGCGTAATTCTGTAAACGTCACAAAAGGTAGTTTTCAATGGGAACATGGCCAACAAGACACTAGAGTAATTTTTACTCCAAATAATAACGGTAGATTTTTAGTATCTTGGGTGCCTCCATTTCATTTGCAAAATAATATAATGCTAAAAAATGGAATAAAATATCCTGGCAATGAGCATATAGGGGCTTTTGGATGTGATCCATACGATATATCAGGAACGGTTGATAAAAGAGGTTCTAACGGATCTTTACACGGATTAACTAAATTCAGTATGGAAGACGCGCCGCCAAATCATTTTTTCTTAGAATATATAGCTAGACCACAAACTGCTGAAATATTTTTTGAAGACGTTTTAATGGCTTGTGCATTTTATGGCATGCCAATACTGGCAGAAAATAATAAACCTCGTTTGTTATATTATTTTAAAAAGCGTGGTTACAGAGGTTTTGCAATGAACAGACCCGACAAAAAATACAATAAATTATCTGTAACAGAAAGAGAAATTGGTGGAATACCTAACTCAAGTGAAGACATAAAACAAGCTCACGCCGCTGCTATAGAATCTTACATTGAAACATATGTTGGTTTGTTGGAAACTGGTTATGGTGATATGTATTTTCAAAGAACACTAGAAGACTGGGCTAAATTTAATATAAATAATAGAACATCTCACGATGCGTCTATTAGTTCTGGCTTAGCTTTAATGGCTTGTAACAAACATAGGTATACACCTTTTAATCCAATAAAAAGACAACCTGTAAACTTAGGTATTAAAACTTATGATAACAGGGGATATACATCAAAAATAATAAAATAAATGAGTATATATACTAATACCAATAGTGCTTTTCCTAGCCAAGTAGTTAGTGACGCTGAGAAAGCTAGTATTGAATATGGCAATCAAGTCGCTCAAGCTATAGAGTTAGAGTGGTTTGATAGAGGCAGAAGCAATGGTAATAAATACTTGACTAATTGGAATAATTTTCACCAATTAAGACTGTATGCTAGAGGCGAACAGTCAATACAAAAATATAAAGATGAATTATCTATAAACGGTGATTTGTCTTATCTTAATTTAGACTGGAAGCCTGTACCTATTTTATCTAAGTTTGTAGATATAGTTGTTAATGGCATGTCTCAAAAGTCTTATGACATTAAAGCTTATTCTCAAGATCCAAACTCAGTAAAGAAAAGAACTGAGTATGCTAGCAAGCTTTATAACGACATGACAGCCAAGTCATACTTAGATATGTTAAAAACAACTCTTGGTGTTAACTTGTATGAGTCTCCAGATCCTAGTTTAGTACCTGAAGACAAAGAAGAGTTAGAACTTCACATGCAGCTTAGCTACAAACAATCAGTTGAAATAGCTGAAGAAGAAGCTTTATCTACTGTTTTTGCTCAAAACAAATATGATTTGACAAGACGTAGAATAAACATGGACTTAACAACTATTGGTATTGCTGCTTCTAAAACTAGTTTTAACACTGCTGAAGGTATAACCGTTGATTATGTTGATCCTGCGTATATGGTTTATTCATACACAGAAGATCCAAATTTTGAAGATATATATTACGTTGGCGAAATAAAATCAATAACAATACCCGAGCTTAAAAAAGAGTTTCCAAATATATCTAAAAAAGAATTAGAGCGCATACAAAAAATGCCTGGCAACAGACAATATATAACTGGTTGGGGTAATTATGATGAAAATACTGTTCAAGTTCTTTATTTTGATTACAAAACATATCACAATCAAGTATTTAAAATAAAACAAACTGACCAAGGGTTAATGAAGGCTATTGAAAAGCCAGATACATTTAATCCACCAGAAAATGATAACTTTGAAAGAGTTTCAAGATCAATAGAGGTTTTATACAATGGAGCTAAAGTTTTAGGTACAGATACCATGTTGAAATGGGAACTAGCTGAAAACATGTCTAGGCCTTACGCTGATACTACCAAAGTAGCAATGAATTATGCTATTTGTGCTCCAAGAATATACAAAGGTAGAATTGAATCAATTGTTAGCAAGTGTATAGGTTTTGCTGATATGATACAGTTAACACATTTAAAGCTTCAGCAAGTTTTATCTAAAATGGTTCCAGATGGCGTTTATTTAGATATGGACGGTTTAGCCGAGGTTGATTTAGGCAATGGTACTAATTATAACCCAGCAGAAGCATTGAATATGTATTTTCAGACTGGTAGTATTATAGGTAGATCTTACACTCAGGACGGTGAGATGAATGCTGGTAAAGTTCCAATACAACAGTTAACAAGCTCAAGTGGTGGTAATAAAATAAACTCTTTAATACAGACTTATAATTATTACTTGCAAATGATACGTGACGTGACAGGGCTTAATGAAGCTAGAGATGGTAGCACGCCTGATAAATCAACTCTTGTTGGTTTACAGAAACTAGCAGCAAACGCATCAAATGTAGCTACTAGACACATAAAGCAAAGTAGTTTATATATAACATTAAAGTTAGCTGAAAATGTTTCATTAAAAATAGCAGATGCTTTAAGTTTTCCATTAACCGCAGAGTCACTTAAAAACTCTATATCAACATTTAATGTTAAAACTTTAGAGCAAGTTATTGATTTGAATTTATATGATTTTGGTATATTCTTAGAATTAGAGCCAGATGAAGAGGAACAGGCTCAACTAGAGCAAAATATTCAAGCCGCATTAGCACAAGGTAGTATTGACTTAGAAGACGCCATTGATCTTAGACAAATAAAAAATCTTAAGTTAGCAAATCAAATGCTAAAGATTAAGCGGAAAAGAAAAATGGCGCAAGATCAAGCTAATCAACAAGCTAACATTCAAGCGCAAGCCGCTGCTCAAGCTGAAACAGCTGAAAAAACAGCTATGGCTGAAGTACAAAAACAAGAAGCTATTAGTGGTTCTAAAGTTCAATATGAACAAGCTAGAACTCAAATGGAAATACAAAAAATGGAAGTTGCATCTCAACTAAAACAATTAGAAATGCAACAACAGTTTAATTACGATCTTCAATTAAAACAAGCTGAATCACAGGCTTCAATACAAAAAGATCAAATTAAAGAAGATAGAAAAGACCAGCGTATAAAAATGGAAGGTACGCAACAGAGTGAAATGATAAGCCAAAGAAAAAACGATGGCTTACCTATAGATTTTAAAAATCAACCAGACGCCGGTTTAAGCACTTTTATGTAGAAGTAAAAAACAACTATTAAATTATATTATATTATGTCAGAAGTAAAAACAAATGAACCTGTTAAGCAGGAAGGTGAGTTTAGTTTAAAAGGTAAAAAAACTAAACCAAAAAAACTAACTGAAACACCTAAAGAACCAGTTAAAGTAAACTTAAAAGAACCTTTAGTTGAGTTAGAACCAGATGTAAAAAAAGTAGTAATTCCTAAAGAAAAAGAAGATGCCATTCAAGTCGGAGAAACAAAGGAGGTACATGTGGAAAAACCATCCGGAGATAGCGCAGAGATGGGAGAACCTGTACAAGAGTCCAACGAGACTACTGAAGGGTTTTCTCCGATCAAAGAAGTAGAACAAAAAGAAGTTAAACAAGTTGAAGCTGAAGTAAAAGAAGCTTTAAGAGATGAAAAAGTTTTAGGTAGACAACTGCCTGAAAACATTGAAAAGCTTGTTAACTTTATGGAAGAAACTGGTGGAAGTGTTGAAGACTATGTTAGATTAAATGCAGATTATTCTAACGTAGACGATAAAACTCTTTTAAAAGAATATTACAAAAAAAATAAACCTTATTTAGATAATTCCGATGTTGAGTTGCTTTTAGAAGACTTTGATTATGACGAAGATCTAGATGAGGAAAAAGATATACGCAAGAAAAAACTTGCGTTTAAAGAAGAAGTTGCAAAAGCCAAAAGCTTTTTAGAAGAGACAAAAGCAAAGTATTACGATGAAATCAAGTTGAGATCAAACGTAAACCCTGACGCTCAAAAAGCTATGGACTTTTTCAATAGATATAACAAGCAGCAAGAAGCTATACAACAACAACATTCAAGGTTTAAAGAGCAAACTAAAAATCTTTTTAATAATGACTTCGAAGGTTTCGATATCAAATTTGGTGAAAAGACTTACAAGTATAATGTTCAAAACCCTGAAAAAGTTGCTGAGACTCAATCAAACATTAACAACATCATAGGGAAGTTCCTAAATGAAGACGGTTCTGTTAATGATCAAAAGGGTTATCACAAGGCAATGTATGCTGCGAACAATGTAGATAAAATAGCAGCTCATTTTTATGAGCAAGGAAAAGCAGATGCTGTAAAAGAAGTTGTAAATAAATCTAAAAACTTGACAGATGTAAAAGCTAGATCTAGTCAAGGTGATGTTTATTTAAATGGATTTAAAGTTAAAGCTATTTCTGGTGCTGATTCTACAAAGCTTAAAATTAAAACAAAAAAATTTAACTAAAAAAATTATTTATCATGAGTTTAACTCCTCAATTTGGTAAAATTGTACCTTCTTCAACTCAAGAGTTGTTGAATAGCAATTACCTAAAATTTAATGGTGGTGCTGGGCTAGGCGATACAGATACTTTCGCACAACAGTATTTACCAGAGATTTACGAACAAGAAGTAGAGCGTTACGGAAACCGTACGTTATCTGGATTCTTACGAATGGTTGGCGCTGAAATGCCAATGACTTCTGATCAGGTTATCTGGTCTGAGCAAAATAGATTACACATTGCTTATAATGACTGTACTCTACCTACTAACTTAACTATTAATGTAAACCCAGGTGGTGCTGCTGATATTCACAATGTTATTTCACCTAGAGCTACAATCGTTGTTTTAGATACAGTAACTGGAGCTGAAGAAAAATGTTTAGTAACTGATTCTAATACTGGTACTGATGTTATTACTGTTCAACCTTACACTGTTGCTAACTTAGCCGCTTTTACTTCTGGATCAATCAAAGTATTTGTATTTGGTTCTGAATATCAAAAAGGTGGTTCTATTAGCGCTGCTACTCAAGGTGGTGCTAACACTGGAGATCAATATGTAAGTGTTGATCCTTCTTTCACTCAATTTTCTAATTCACCGATTATCCTTAAAAGCCAATACGTAGTATCTGGATCTGATATGGCACAAATTGGTTGGGTTGAAGTTGCAACTGAAGACGGAACTTCTGGATATTTGTGGTACTTAAAAGCTGAGTCTGAAACAAGACTACGTTTTGAAGATTACCTAGAAATGTCTATGGTAGAATCTGAAAAAGTTGACGCTGTTGCTGGTTCACCTATTACAACTGGTAAAGGTAGTGAAGGTTTATTTGCTGCTATCAATGATCGTGGTAACGTAAACGTTGGTTTTACTGCTGCTGCTGGTCTTGATGCTTTTGATGACATTTTGAAAAACTTAGACACTCAAGGAGCTATTGAAGAAAACATGTTATTCTTACAAAGACAAACTGCTTTGGATTTTGATGATATGTTAGCTGCTATCTCTGGTGGTGCTCAAGGTGGTACTGCTTATGGATTATTTGAAAACTCTGAAGAAATGGCTTTAAATCTTGGATTTAGTGGTTTCCGTAGAGGTTCTTATGATTTCTATAAAACTGATTGGAAATACTTAAAC